AGGCAAGGTCCACGGACTTAATATGTCAGGTGGCAATGGTGCGACTGGTACGGCTCAAGGAGATCGTTCTGGATACACTTTGACATTCTCTGCTTCAGAAGGTGCTTTGGCTCCAGAAGTAGCAAGCGGTGTAATCTCTGGATTGACTGCTTAGTAAGATAGTCGTTTGGTTAGACGGGGAGGGGGCGAGAGCCTCCTCTTTTTTTTGTTTTATAAAATAACTTTGCTTTGCTATTTATTATCGATGATTCATTTAACTAAAGGACAGCCGGCTAAATTAGTTTTAACGCTAACCGAAAAGCAAACGCTTTCGGCTCCTAACTATTTGTTTTATTTTAAGTCCAGAGCGACTGATAATACTAAGGCTTTTGTCTTATTATATACAGCTGACACTTCAGGATACAAGGACAGATTTAACTCGTTTAATATCGCTACAAATAGCTATTTTGCTAATTATGACAGTGGCGAATATACCTACGAGGTTTACGAGCAAACATCTACGACTAATTTAGATCCTGCTTTAGCTACTGGACTGCTAGAAGTGGGGCAAATGTCGCTTAAAAATGCGACAGAATTTGAGTTCACTACTTACAACCAAACGAATAATACCTTTATAGTGCGCGATATATGAGCAATACAACGAATTTCTTGAACGTTCTAACCTTTGCGGAGGCCAGACAGCCAGAATATACAGAGAAAAAAGGCGAGAATGGTGGATACATTGAGTTCGGTAAGAAGAATGATTACCCTAATTACCTGGTCGATCTGTTTACTAAATCAGCGAAGCACAATGCAATCGTAAAAAGCAAGGTAAATTATATCACCGGTAACGGATTTAAGCCTAATGATGAGGCGGATTTGGTAGCGAAAGAGTTCATTGATCATCCTAATCCATTCGAATCTCTTAATGACATCCTAAAGAAGGTTTCTACAGACGTCGAATTATTTGGAGGCGCTTATCTTCAAGTAATCTGGAGCCAGGTAGCTGGTCAGATTTCAGAGATCTATCACTTAGATTATACAAAGGTCCGCACAAACGAAGACAATACTCAGTTCTGGTATTCAGAAAACTGGAGCGACAATAAATACAAGCGCGATATTTACAACGCGTTTAATGATAAGCTACCAGAAGGATCTCAGATTCTTTACTTAAAAGAATACCGTCCTAACCTATCGGCTTATTCTTTGCCTGGTTACATGGGCGCCTTAAATTATATTGAGTCAGACATCGAAGTCTCTAAGCACGTTCTTGGAAATGCACAGACTGGCTTCAGTGCTTCTAAATTAATCACGCTTCCTAATGGTGAGCCACAAGATGAAGAGAAGCGTCAAGTAGAAAGAAAGTTCACTGATCGATTCTCAGGATCCGATGGCAAGAAGTTTATTCTTTCCTTTGTGAATGACGCTTCTAGAAAGCCGATCATCGAGGACCTAGGAGCTTCTGATATTACGAAGGAGGACTTTGCCAATGTCGATAAGATCATCGAGAAAAACGTGTACGCTGGACACCAGATCACGTCTCCTGATTTATTCGGTATTGCAACACCTGGTCAGCTAGGATCACGCCAGCAAATGCGCGATTCATACGAGATCTTTAAAAATACCTACGTTAATGATAAGCAAATATATCAAGAACAAGTATTCAGTTTACTTGCCAAATTACGCGGTGCTATCGATGGGCTACAAATAATTCCAGTTGAGCCTATTGGTATGGAGTTCTCTGAGGCTACAATCGCACAGAACTTAACAAAAGACGAGATCCGTGAAAAACTAGGAGCGCCTAAATTGGAGCCTAAGACTTCAGGTAATTCTCAGGATGTGATCGATGCGATCAATAGCTTATCGCCATTAGTAGCGAACAAGGTGCTAGAGTCAATGACTCCAAACGAAGTCAGAGCTTTGGTAGGCTTAACAGAAGAAAAGGGAGGAAGCGAGCTAGAAGGCGTCGCTCCTTCTGCTACTAATCTACGATTCAGCGAGGACGATGTCCTAGACATATTCGCGCAGTTCGGAGAGAGCAAATCTAATTACTCTATATTTCGCACTAGAGACACGTTCTCAGCTTCACCTAATGACTTAGAGGAGGCGATGAATTTGGACTTCGCAGAGCAAGAACTGACACGCCTAGAGGCTAACGTCTTGGACTTAATCCAAAAGGATAAGCGAATCACTCCAGAGATTATTGCTGGAACGATTAAGACTGACCTAGGGATTATTAACAAGGTAATGGACAGCTTGCAGGAGCGCGGACTAATTAAGTCCACAAATGTAAGGGGAACTGTTGAAAGAATTTTGACATCTCCGCTATCTGAGATCACTAATACTAAGCCATCGACAAGGAGCTTCATGGTCCGCTATTCTTATGAGTGGCGTTCTTCGATTCCTTCTGGACAGCGTAATTCTGCTGAGCATCCATCGCGTCAATTCTGTGCGCGTCTAATGGAATTAGATAGACTTTATACAAGAGCAGAGATCGAAGCGATCAGCTTGCGCCTGGGTTATTCAGTATTTGATCGTCGCGGTGGCTGGTGGACTATGCCAGACGGAGAACACTCTCCAAGCTGTCGGCATGTGTGGAGTTCATCCGTAGTTATTAGAAAATAATTTGCAAATGTGTCTACATGTTATTATATTTGGGAAACTAAATAATAATAATATGAGATTTATTTATTCAATTAAAGATCCTGAAACGTTAAGGATCGTTTATGTAGGCGAAACAAAAGATATAAAATCAAGAATCTGTCAGCATTTGCAAAATAAAAATGCTAATCAGCTAAAGTATCAGTTTATTTCTACTCTTAAAAAGAAAGGATTAAGTCCTATTTTTGAAATTATAGATTTTGCTCAAACAAAAAGAGAAGCATTATCAAAAGAAAATCAATATATTAACAAATACCTAAAAGAAGGATTTGAGCTATTTAATAAAAGAAACAATCAAACTGTTAAACAGTATGATTTAAACGGTAATTTAATAGCTGAATTTGAAGATAGCTTAATGGCTGAAAGAGCAACTGGCATAAGGCCAAGACTTGACAGATATTCGGCAGGCGGTTTTTATTGGACTTATACAGAGTTTGACAAAAATAAATTAAAGCAAAAAGAGGAAGCTTTAAAAGTGAGATGTAAAGTAGTTCAGCAATTTGATTTAAATGATAATTTTATTGCAGAGTTTGAAGGAGTAAGGATTGCAGGGAAAAAAACTGGAATAGATCACAGAAGCATTTCTCAAGTAGCAGCTGGAAGCGAGATAAGAAAAACGGCTGGCGGATTTAAATGGAAATATAAGTAAAATGAAAAATATCTGCTTTATAAACGTAAACACGATCAAGGAAAGAAGCGCGCTTCATTCTAATGTCGATGACAAATTGATCCTTCCGGAAATTCTCACGAGCCAGGATATGTTTATTCTACCTGCTTTAGGAACGGCTTTATATGATCGCTTGCAGGATGGAATCGAAAATAATAATTTGACAGCGGACGAGGTGGACTTACTAGATAATTTCATCACGAATCCTTTGGTCTATTACACGCTTTCCGAGCTTCCGGTGGGATTGTCATACCAGTTCTATAATAAGGGCTTAGTGCGCAAAACAAGCGACAACACAGACACGCCAAACATGCAGGATCTGATTGATGTGGCATCAAGATACAGAACGCGCGCAGAGTTTTACACTCAGCGTCTGATCAAACACTTGAAGCAAGTCTCTTCGACTACTGATAAATTCCAGGAATACGTTAATTATGGATCCGGAGTGGATATCATCAAGCCGGATCACGACGCTTACCAGGCTTCGATCTGGTTAGGCGATGAATATGGCTGTAAGCCGATGAGTTTTGAGGAAAGATATCAGGGCGAAAACGGACTTTGCTAAAACAAAAAAGATATGCCGAAAGCTTATAGCACAAAAAATATCAAGAAATTAGAAGTTTACCTAGCGACGCAACAAAATGGCAATCAAACAGCTGACATTAAATCAAACAATCAAGCTAATAAGTGATTTAGCCTCCGCGCATGAGCAGATAAACACTGTTTATTTCGGGGATGTATGGGAGTTTTTAAACCAGGCCGATAATGTTTATCCGGCTATGTTCTATTCTTTGACTGGATCGTCGATCTCAGGCAAGGAATTATCCCTTAATTTTTCACTTTACTTCCTAGATAGACAACTCCAGGACGAATCAAACGAGAATGACGTTCTGTCAGATCAACTATTGATCGCGCAGGACATCGTCTCAATGATGAGATATCCTAAGTTTGACTGGGAGATCGGCGATAGTGTAAACCTTGAATTTTTCACAGAGAAGGAAGAGGACTATTTAGCTGGTGTAAAGGCAGACGTGACTGTTTCCTTCCCGATGCTATCCGATCGCTGTCAGGTTCCTACAAATTTTAATTATCCTAACTAATGGCAAATAAAAAAGTAAGTCAATTAACCAGTAAGCCCTCAGTCCTAGTAACTGATTTATTCCCTATTGCAGACCCTTCAACTGGTCAGCTTTACAAGACTACTATTTCAGACTTAGGAACGGCTATTGGTTCGGGGGTTAGCTCTGTTAATAGCTTAGTCGGAGCGGTAGTCTTAGATACGGACGACATTCAGGAGCTAGTAAGTCCGACTAACAAATGGTTTACAGATACTAGAGCTAGAGCGGCGCTCTCTGCTTCGTCTCCTTTGGCTTATAATAGTGGCACTGGGGTATTTAGTATTCCGGCAGCGACAAGCTCACAGAATGGATATTTAACTAGCACAGACTGGACTACTTTTAATTCAAAACAAGCGGCACTTTCTGGAACTGGATTCGTTAAAATTTCGGGAACTACTATTAGCTATGATAATAGCACTTATTTAACTACTAGCGCAGCGGCTTCGACTTACCTAGCTTTAGCTGGTGGGACTTTAACTGGTGCTTTAAATGGAACCAGTGCAACGTTTACGGGGGATTTAACTATTAGCTCAGCGAATCCTAGATTATATTTTACAGATACAGATAATAACCCGGATTATTTTATCTCAAATACAGACGGAACTTTTACGGTTTACGATGTAACAAATAGCACTGCTAGATTTACAATCGGTACAACTGGAAACGCCACGTTTGCAAATGCAATAACGGGAGGCGGTTCTATTACTGGTACGGCTTTATATTCGACTGGAATTATTAGCGCTGGAACTTCATTAAGCGTAGGAACTACGATAACCGCTGGAAGTTCTATCACTGCTACTAAAATAATTTTAAGTGGAGGAACTTCTCCAACTGGTTTATATTTTGGACATACTGACAAAGTAGTTTTAGCTAACTATACTGTAGGCGGAGGTATAGATTTTGAAACCAACGGCGGAAATATAACTATGCAGTTAAGTTCAGCTGGAAATCTTTCTACGACTGGTATACTAAGCGCAACTGGAGCAACACTTACGGGAGCTTTAAGCGGTACAAGTGCTACGTTTAGCTCTACTATTACAAGTTCAAGAAATGATACTGGAAATATAAGTATGACTTTGTCAAATGCTTATATTAATCAAGGAAATTTAATAAACTTTGTACATAATTCTGGAGGCTCTACAACTAACGGATATATAGGTCACGGAGGAGATTCTAGTGGTAACATAGTAATTATTAACAATGGAATTACTGCTTTATCTTTAGCTAGAGCCACAGGCGCAGCCACTTTCACAAATAGTGTTTTAGTTAAGAAAAATGGTTCTGATTCTGCAAATGATGCTTTAGCTTTAGTAAATGCAGCTGGAGATAGATACTTTAACTGGCAATTAGATTCAAGTGGTAACTTAGCTGGATGGCGATATAGCGGTTCTAGTTTTAATCAGTGGCTTTCGGTTAATTATTCCTCTGGCAACGTAGGCATCGGAACGACGGCGCCGACGGCTAAATTAGAAGTAGAATCTAAGATAAAAGCATTAAATAGAGACACTACTGGTTTTGGTAATTCTAGTTATGAGTTATGGGCTTACAATGGTTCTAGTGTTACTTATGGCGGTGGAATGTTTCAAACTAATAGTACATTTGCATACCAACAAATTGCTGCTAATCAAACCAATATATACGCTTTTCAAGCTGGAGGTATGCGATTAGCTACGGGTAACGCACCTATAATTTTTGGAACGGGAAATTCTGATTTAGACTTTTCTACCGAACGTATGCGGATTACTAGCGGTGGGGATGTATTAATAGGAACTACAACAAACGTAGGTCAAAGAATGCGTATTGACTGGGCTGGAGGAGCTGGCAAATGGGGTATTAAAATGGATGCTTCAGATGGTGGAGCGGCTAACTTAATAGAATTTTTAACTGCTGGAAATCCAAGAGGCTCAATAACTACAAACGGAACTTCTGTAGCATACAATACCACCTCTGACTATAGACTAAAAGAAGATTTAAAACCTATCAATGGTCTTGAAATTGTAAACAGAATTAAGGTTTATGATTATAAATGGAAGTCAGATAATTCTAGGATGGATGGGGTAATGGCTCACGAATTAGCGGAAGTTTTGCCTTACGCAGTTAGCGGAATAAAGGATGGTGCAGAAATGCAAAGCGTAGATTATTCTAAAATAGTTCCAGTAATGGTGCAAGCAATCAAAGAATTAAAAGCAGAATTAGACACATTAAAAAATAAATAATATGTTATTAGAACTAGATAAAATAAACAAAAAACAAATAGTTTTAATGAATGAAATGAAAAATGAAACTTGTGATGATATTCACTCAATAATTAGAAGTAAACAATTTGCTGAAAGTATAATTGAACTTGAAATTAAAAAGCAATTATTAATAGACTTAATTTCTAAAAATAAATAATATGGCATTCAACTGGGTAATATCTCAATTAGACTCTATCCCTTCCCTTGACGGAATGGACAAAGTAATTTCTGTAATTCATTGGAGAGCGCAGAAGGCTTATGTAACTCCTCAGATAAGCGAGGGAACTCCTCAGATAAGCGAAGGAAGTCCTTTGTTTATTGCTGACACTTACGGAGCTTTAGCGGTAGATGCCCCACATGAAGCGAGCTTCACTCCTTATGATGAAGTTACTAAAGAAATGGTCGAGTCCTGGCTTGAAGCTGGGCTAGACTGCGAGGCAATCGAGGCGAATTTGGATGCACAGATAGAGAACTTTTTGAATCCAAAAATTATTGCTTATCCATTGCCTTGGTAAAATATAATTTGTATATTTATGTATGGCATATTTATACAGACATATTAGACTAGATAAAAATGAGCCTTTTTATATTGGCGTAGCAACGCACTTAAAAAGAGCTTATGATAAATCATCAAGAAAGAATAAAATATGGAAATCTATAATTGCAAAAACTGAATATAGAGTAGAAATTTTATTTGATGATTTAACTAGGGAGCAAGCTTTAGAAAAGGAAATAGAATTTATTTCTTTTTATGGTAGGATAGATTTAAAAACTGGAACTTTAGCTAATTACACAAACGGAGGCGAAGAGTTAAATGGATTATGGAATAAAGGCAGGAAAGCTTCTGAAGAAACAAAAGCAAAACTAAGAGAGGCAGCTAAGCACAAACCTCCAATGAGTAAAGAGACTAGAGAAAAGTTATCTAAATCTAAAATGGGGCATATAGTAAGCGAGGAAACCAGAAGAAAATTATCGCTTATTAATAAAGGAATTAAGAAAGGTCCTTGGAGCGAAGAGCAAAAAGTTAAAAATAAAAACTTTTGGAAGTCTCAAATTAATAGAGTTGCTCAATATGATTTAGAAATGAATCTTATAAAAGTTTGGGATAATCGGACTTTAGCTAGCGAAGAATTAGGCATAAAAAAAGACCACATTAGGAATTGCTTAAGAAATATTATGAAATCAACTAATGGGTTCATATTTAAACCTTGGAGCAATCCTGCAAAAATCTAGGACTTTTGCTATCTATTTATAGATTAATAAATTAAACAAACCAAACGATGAAATTAGATTTCAATTTTGATCTATTAGGATTAGATGAGCAACCGATCGAGGGTGCAAACGCAGGTAAATTATTAGCGAACGCTTTAGCCCAGGGATCCAAAGGCGATGCCTTGAAGTTCTGGGATTGGGCGGTAAGCTTAAACAAGGGAGAGGTTCTTGACTTGGATTCATCCGATCAAGAAACGATCAAAAACTTTATTAAGGATTCTGAAGGTTTCACGATCCTAGCAAAAGCGCAATTATTACAAGTTTTGAAAAAAGACTAATTAATGGAAGTTAATGACATTCTTGGGCAATCTGTAACGGGTGCCATCGCTGCATTGATCGGCTGGATAGTAGGAAGACGCAAAGAGAAAGCGGACCTTAATACAATCGAATTAGAGCAGACCACAAAAGCGATCGAGATCTGGCGCCAGATGGCCCAAGAAATGTCTGACAAAGTGAAGGAATTAAGCGATAAGATAGACATCTTAACTGCTGAGGTCCACTCTTTAAAATCCGAGAATTCAAACCTGAAAACCAAACTAGGAATAATTGATGAAAGTCACGAAGATAAGCCAAAAAGGTCTCGATCTAATAAAGCGGTTTGAGGGATTAAGTCTTAAGCCCTACCTTTGCCCGGCTTCGATCCCCACTATTGGATACGGGAACACTTACTATATTGACGGAAAGAAAGTAAAACTAACAGATCCGTCAATAACTCAAGCAAAAGCCGATGAGCTTTTAAAATTCTTAATTCAATCCTACGAGAAAGACGTCGATAGTTTTTGTCGCGACGATATTAGTCAGCATCAATTCGATGCACTGACTTCCTTTGCTTATAATTGCGGACCAAGGAATCTAAAATCATCCACTTTATTAAAGAAGGTAAACTTAAACCCAAACGATCCGACGATTCGCGCCGAGTTCATGAAGTGGAACAAGGGAGCTGGAAAGGTTTTGGCTGGATTAACTAAACGACGTCAAGCGGAAGCTGACCTTTACTTCTCATAATCATGCGAAAATTACTTATTCTTTTGGCTTCTGTCGTGTTCTTTTCTTGCAAGCAGACAAAGACTCTAACCGAGTACAAAGAAACGCTTAGAATCGATACTATAAAAAGCGAGAAAATCGTAGAAAAATTTAGAGCGGTCCACGATACGCTCACGATCTCCAATCCTTGCGACTCTTCTGGGATCCTTTCCTCTTTTTATTCCAGGTTAATTCTTCCGAATGGATCAGTGACGATCAAGTCCGACAAGGGCCAGATCAGAGCGACGATCGACATCGATTCGATGCGCCAGGAGATCATGAATAATTACCGCAACTCTCAAGTCAAATGGATCGAATACAGAGACAAGGAAGTGGTCAAGTATCGGGTTCCTACCTGGGTGGTCATGCTTCTATTAGCGGAGGCTGTCATGTTGATCGCTTATATTTATCTTAAATTCGGCTTAAAATAGTGTATCAAATAGACATCGAAGGAATCGAAACTCCCCAAAGTAAAACTAGCCAGCTATTGCAGACGATGCTTGAAGTGATGGAATCCATCGAGCAGGTCGATGATGCTGGCTTTGTGCTTCGTATGAAATTATTAAATAATATTGAGTTCTTGGTGGACCAACTAATGGAAGAATATGAGCAAGGAAAACGATAAGGCAGAAGCAATAAGAAAGCATTTTTACTCTACCAATATGACACGCGCAGATTTTGAGCGTGAAAATTGGGAGAATTACGGATATAAAGATTTAGCAAACTTTCATCGCCAGATGTCTAGGTACGGAATATCTGTTCAGGATCGATCTGATTACTTTAAAAAAAATAGACCAAGCGCGAAGATTGAATCATTCAACCTGGACGAGATCGATAGCTTTGGGATAGAGCCAGGAATTGGGAAGGAATACACCAGTGCCCGCCTTCCTGAGCATTTAAAAAAGATTGGAATACTATCTGACATTCACGTTCCTTTTCATTCCTTAGAAGCGCTTACCTGCGCGATTAAATACCTAAAAGAGCAAGAGATCGACTGCCTTTATTTGAACGGCGATACGTTCGACTTCTATTCTATATCTAGACACGAGAAGGAGAAGGATCTCAGAGACTTTCCACGCGAGATAGAAATGTCCAGAAATTTTCTACAAAAACTTCGCGATATCTTCCCTTTAATTCCGATCTACTTTAAGGCAGGAAATCACGAGAATCGCTTCCAGCGCTATCTGTTTAGCCAGGCTGAAGAGTTTGCTGGCCTCCACGAATTGCAGTTTGATAAGTTCTTCCGTATGGATCACTTAAAGATCGAGTGGGTGGAAGACTGGCAAGGTATGGAAATGGGCGATTTATTAGTATGTCATGGCCACGAGCTCATGGCTGGAGGGATGAATCCTTCGCAAACGACTTTTAATAAGACCTTTTGTAATACTTTGATAGGTCACGTCCACAGAACGACTAGCACAATCAAGAAGAATGGCTTTAAAAAGTTCATTCATTCTTATTCTACTGGATGCCTGACTCACTTATCTCCGAAATACTATCCTTTTGCTCAGCATAATCACGGCTTTGCACTGGTAGAAATAGAAGAAGGCAAAGCAAAAGTTCAGAATCTTATGATTAAAGACGGAAAAATTGTGTAGCTTTGTAGAAATTAATTGTTTTTCATAGTGTTTTTATAGGTTTAGATGACATTAGAAAGCCCTGGGATCTTATCTCCGGGCTTTTTTGTGCTTGAAAATGTCTAAAATAATGTCTAAAAATGTCTAAATAATTTTTAAAAATAAATTTAAAATAATTTTTTAGTATCAAAAAAGGTAGTATCTTTGTCATGTAGTCAGCAACGAAGCAACTACAAAACATCTAAACTCATGGAAAACTTATTAAGTAAATCAATCGAAAATGCAGCTATTAATTTAATTATTAATGGTGTTGATCCATTAGAAGCTGTAAAAATTGCCATTCAAAATGAAATGAATCTTATTTCTGAAATGGTAGAACAATCAACAGAAAGAAGCAAAAAAGCAAAATCTACTATTTGCAAAAATGTTTATGGTTTAATTCACATAAATTCATAAATAAAATGGAAAAAGAATTTATAACATACGAGCAAGCATTAGCTATATATGAATTAGGATATAATGCAAATGTCCTAAAAGTTTATAGCATCAAATGGAAAAAGCTTTTAGATGAAGAATATGCAAATAGATATGGAGTCGATTATATTCTTTCGCCACTTAAGCAACAAGTTTTTGATTGGTTTCGACATAAATATAATCTTTTATGTTT